CCCCGTCCCCCGGGCTCAGGAAGGCGTACTTGCGCGAGACCTTGAGGCTGCGAGTGTTCTGCGCGCGCCACCGGGCGAAGAGGATCATCTGCGCGACCTTCTTGGCGTGGTCTGAGGTCGTCGCGAGCGGCAGTTCGATCGTCAGGTCCTCGTTCGCCTCCGTGACCTGGCGGGATTCCTTCTCGCTGGCCGTTTGGTAGTCAAACGTCGGCTCCACGTAGCTGACCGTGACGCTGCGCGGCAAGTCGATCTCTTGGGATCGATTGAGCGGCATCGCGTCCGCAGGTTCGGCCCCATCCTCCGCCTGCCCCAGCTCGTCGTAGCTGATCGTCGCCTCGGACGTAATGTCCTCGTACTTCTTGAACTTCGCGAGGCCATCCTCGTCCACGATGTAGATCGCGAACGCAGTCAGCAGTGGCTCGATGTTGGCGCGCGCACTCGCTGGGTTCTGGATCTTGTAGCCGCGCAGCGTGTCGGTGTCGGGGATTGCGCTGACGTCGTACCGCGTCTCGATTGACCGGTCGCAGAGATCGGCAATGATGTCGTTTACCTTGACGTCATCAATGTCGACCGCGTTGAAGCGCAGGACGTTGTACGAAAGCGTCTCGTCTTCGAGGTTTGGGCCGATGATGGCAATTTTCCCGTTGCAGTAGAAGGTCTGCATCAACGTGGTATCCGACGTGCCAATGAAGACATCTCCAGTGAGAACCTCGTAGCCCGTCGCCGTCCGCCGAAAGACTCCCCCTACCGCACCTCCGCCGCTGCCAATCACGAGCGCGTAGACGCCTGTGCTGTTGGCAGTCATGATCCTGGCGCCCGAAGTCGCAACCATGCCGGGCAGCGAGAAGGTGTCGATCTCGACTCCTGTCGCGGCTGTAAGCGAGGTCACTGCCGTTCCGTCGCTCTTCATCATGTGGACGATGCCGCCGTAAAAGGCAGTTGGGCCGAACCCGTGACTCGGTCCCGGAGTGAACATGCCGGTCAGCCCATCCAGAAGCACGTACCCCGTCGCCAATGAGCCGAAACTGGGGACAAGGACTGTTAAGCCCGTTTGCTCGTCGAACGCGGCCCAATCGAATGTATAGATCGTGTCATCCATGTGGACAAACTTCCCAAGCAAGGCCGAGGCTCCCGTCATGGCATCGATGCGGTATGCAGAAACCAAGTCGTCGGCAAAATCCAGGCTGCTATCAAACACCAGTTGCAGGTATGCCGGGTCTCCCCCGACTATCGGGATCAGGTTCGAGGGGTTGACGGTGTTGGGGTCGTAGCCGGCCTCTTGGGTGAATAGCCCGATCGGCACAACTGCGCCGGCCTCGGCCTGCGCCGCTTGGATCTGGCGAGGCCATGCGTGCCCCACCACGTCGACCAAGGAGTGAACTACGCTTGAGGAGCCGATCATTCCGATAATGGTCTGGTTCGTGTCGCGGGTGTCTGGGGTATTCAGGAGTTCTGTTATCTCAGTACCCACGGTCGCATTCGTGGACAGCACGAAAGAGAACTGAGGCACCCGACCACCAGGGCATTGGATGCCGCGCATCGCGATCGATACGATGCCCTTGTAAGCCGGCACCGTGCCAGGACCGCCCGCATAGATCTCCTCGATCGCGTCGGGCAACTGGTCGGCGTGCCCTTGGTACAGCGTGAAGAACGAGAACGGGTTTTCCTCGCTGGCGAGCGCTGCGGTAACGGGAATGCCTGAACTGGCGTCCCATTGCAGCTTGCCATCAACGAAGATCTTGACGATGTTCGTGATCGATCCATCGCGCGGGGTCTCATGCAAGGCAATCCGCATCTGCACGAAGTACGTGTAGCTGGTGTTCTCTGCTCCGCCGCCCTTCCCCACCTCAGTCGTGTTCGCGAACTCCAGCTTGTCGGTCGACCAAATGACATTCCCGCCGATGCGCTCAGTCCCGTACAGGATCGGGATGCCTGCGCCATAGGTGCTGACCTGGACCTTGAGGTCATCCAGGCGCGGGCCTTCGGTCTTCTCCTTCGGCGTGAGCAATCCGCCCACCAGCGAGCCGACCATGAAGCCAAGCTGCGGATAGCCGAAGAACGACCCGACGACACCACCGACGACGCCGAGCACCGACTGCATGCTCATGCGACAACCCCCGGATAACGGAAGCAGCCGATGAGGCTTGCCTGCGCGAACTGCAGATAGACGTCGTTGAACTGCGCTTCGACGACTTCCCGCGGGTGGCGCGCCTGCGCGTGGATCATGGTCAGCACGCCGGGCGCCGGCTTGTAGTTGCCGATGATTCCGATGTGGGGGTTCCCACCGCATGACAAGACGACAACATCGCCCAAGCGGAGGTTCGCGCGCTGGATCTCGATCAGGTGCTCGCGGCAGAGCGACAGCATCTCGGCGGCCGACGACAGCCGGGGATAGTCGGTCTTGTCGAACTGGGTGAGCCCGAGGTCGTGTGCAACCTTTATCACCAGACCGGCGCAGTCCATCGCGTCATCACGGCGGGCTTGGTGCGCCCACTTTGCCCCAAGGTAGCCCCGAGCCGTGGCGACGATGTCGGCCCCAGAAACAGGAAGGGCTCCCGAAGGAGCCCCGTTGGCGTCTGTTGCGGCAGTCATAGGTTCGTCCCCTCCGTGCCGCCCAGGCCAAGCACCTTGTCAGATCCCGGCACCAACGGAAAGCCGCCGAAGTTCGGGCCGTTGTTCCACTTCGCCTTGCAGTCCTCTTCGAAGCGCTTGCGGCAACCGGGTGTCAGTGAGTAGGTGTCGCCCACTGCCGGGTTGAACGGAAGCGGTAGGTGCAGCACGAAGCTGCCCGAGTCGAAGGAATAGACCTCCATCGAGAACCCTGCGTTGTCGCCGCTGGTCATTGTGAGCACGCCCGCGCCGAAGTAGTCGGATGCCTCCGCGCGAGAGCTGTCGGAGAACGCGCGAAGGCTCGCGACGCTGGTCAAGGCGCCGGTGACGGTCAGAGGGCCAAGGTCAACCTCGCACTGCGGCCGATAGAGGGTCCCCTGCGAGCCGAACAGCAGATGGCAGCCCTTCGTGAACACCCGCCCGACCACCTTCTGCAGCGACTGGGTGACGCCGCGCACCTCGGCGGTGAAGGCGCTGCGCCCGGCCTTGACGTCCCCGATGTTCCCGCTCTGCAGCGACAGGATGCCCATCGTCAGGTCGCGGTAGTTCACCTCGAACACCGTGACGAAAGCCCCATCCCACAGGCCGGCGTACAGTTCTTCCTCGTCGACGCTCTCCGCAGCCATCGTGCCGTTCACCTCGGAGTTCGCGACCGCGGCGCTGGCCTCCTGGCTGATGGCTGTCGGGTTCAGGCCTTCCTTGGAGCGGTAGACCTCGCCATTGATCAGGAGGTCGCGCGCGCACGTCGTCACCCGCACAATCTCGCCGTCGCGGCGCTCGAAGCGCCACTGGCGGGAGATGGTCGTCGAGCCCAAGGCATAGTGAGCCTTGAGTGCTACCCCGATTGTCTTGCTCATGCTTCGCGGACCTCCATGAGCACCACGTTCGGCCCGGCGATTAGTCGATCCTCGATGTCGCCCCCCAGGATCACATCCCAGTCGAGATCGTCCGAGACGAAATGAACCGGCACATGAAACTCGCCGGCCCATGTAAGAGACTCGTCCGGCTGCGGGTACTTCTTGCCAGTGCCGGCCACCGTGATCGTCTTGCCTGCCGTGTTGGTGGCCAACGTGTAGACGTTAGAGCTGCCGCCCGAGATGTTCGTGATCTGGTGACTGAGGTTGTTCAGGAGCGCGGCATCCGCCCCCGTCAAGTCCTGTAGCCAGAGTCGACCGCCGATGACTAGGCCCGACAGCGCCGCCGCGAGAGTCACTTGCGTTGTGGCGCCCACCGTGACACCCGTGACATTCTGTGAAGCATCGGCTACGAAGGTCACATAGACCGGCGCGGCGCTCAGGCCGATGTTCCCGGCGCCCACACCCACCGTCACAGGCGAGCCGCCTCGGAAGACCGAGGGCGTGCCGTTGGGCCGCGTCCGCACCCGGAAGCGCGTCCGCGATGTGCTCTTGGGCCTCGTGAGTTGCCCGAGGATGTAGAGGGGCGTTCCGTTGCCGAACCCCGGCGTGCCGAATTGGACGCCTGCCATGTAGCCCTGCAGCGCTCCATCGGCCACCGTGACGGCATGGTGGATCGGGTCTTTGATCAGGAAGCCGAAAGCACCAGCATCGGTATCCTCATAGACGCCTTCAACCTCCGACCAGGCCGCGACGCTCATGGGCTTCGCGCCGAAGGTGTACTGCGAAAGCGTCACATCCCGAACGGCGTTGACGGTTTCATAGCCGCCCTGGTTGGCTGATCGATCGTTCTGCCTGGTCGCCCGGCCCGAGGCGCTCATCAGAAAGACGCACTCGTCCATGACGACATCGGACTTCACAACAATGCTCATGCGTTCCTCCGAGCGCGCTGGATTGCCATGCCCGCCGACTTGGCCGCCTGGTCCGTTGTCTTGCGATCCGTGCCGGCCGCGAAGGACTGATGAATGTTCACCACAGAACCACCGAAGTCGCCGCGGTCCAGATTGGCGACGCCGATCTTCTTGGTCTGCTCTGCGGTCAGGACGTACTCGCCCTTATGGACGAAGCCCGCGGGGTCGTTCGCTGCGCCAGGCCCGGTGAAACCCCCATCAGCGAAGCCCTTCATCTTGATGAAATCGCCCAGAGCATCGCCACCACCGCCAGAGGCACCGCCACCGAACAGGCCGGACAGAAGGCTGCCGAAGTTGAAGCCCCCGCCGGAACCACCGCCGCCGAATAGCGACTTGGCCAGATCCTTCGCAGCCATTCGCGTGATCTCGCTGATCACGGCGTTAGCGAAGTCTCGGAAGGCTTCCTTCGCGGTCTTGGCCCCGGTGATGAAGTCGCCGAACGCATTGCCGGCTGCGTCGCTCAGCAGGTTGTTGAACTTGTCGGCCAGAGGGTCGACAGTCGCCTTCAAGCCTTCCAGTTGAACCTTGAGGCGCTCGATGGCCTGGGTCTGCTCAGGAGTGCGCGACGCCGCGTCGAGTGCCTGGAACTTCTCGAGTTGCTCCTGCATGATGGCGATGGCTTCCCGGCGCGCTTGGCCGGATGCCTTCAGGCTTTCAATCTCGCCCATCGTCCCGCGCTCGCGCGCTTGGGTGATCCGCTCTTCAGCGATGGAGAGGTCTCCCTGTGCCAGCGAGAACTTCTGTTGCAGGGCGCTGATGTCAGCCTGAGCCTTGGTGTACTCGCGCAGCCGGTCGATCTGCTGGACCGATGCGAAGTCGCCGGAGGCTTCGGCCAGCGCGCGCAGCTGGCGATTTGACGCATCGAAGCGGATCTCGGCGGCCTTCCCGAGGTTGCCATCCAACTCCAGAATCTTGGCGTTGACCTCGTTCAGGGAATCGCGGTAGGCCTGGGTCGCCTGCTGCTGTTTGATGCCCATCTCGATCGCGGAATTTCCGGACTCGCGCTGTAGCTTCGCCTGCTGGACCAGAAGATCGTTGATCTTGCCTTGAGCGTCGGCGCGGTCGGTTGCCTTGGGCGCCTTGGCCTGAAAGTCCTGCAGCGCCTTGATCTGGTCGTCGAGCGCCTTGCGCTGGGCCGCGGTCGCCTCTTCGGCGTTGCCGCGCAGTGCCTCGTAGTAGTCTTTGACCGAGATCAAGCCCTGCGAGTTGTAGAGGTCGAGGATCTTGTTACGGTCGGCCAGGAGTTCCTTAGCCTGGTCGCCCTGCGCCTTGAACGCCTTCAGGTCGTTCTCGAGTTGCTTCTTCGTTGGGTCGTCGGCCGCGCCACCCTTGGTTTTGTCTGGAACCCCGGCATACTTCAATGTTCCTCGCGGGTCGACCGCCTTGCCGTTCTTGCCGAGGTCGGTCCGGCGCGGATCAAGTGCAGAAAACGCGGAGCGCGCTCCCTGCGCCAACTGATCTCGGAACTGCTGCACGTAGGTGCGCCCGGCGGCCTTTCCCGCATCGGCGACGACCTTCTCCCCAAGTTCGTTCAGGCCGTACCGCTCACGGAACTGTCGTCCTACCTCACTTGCGCCGGAGAAGTCGAACTTCATAGCCCTATTCACGGCCTCAGCGCTGCTGACGAAGAAGTCCGCGAAGACTGCGAACTCCCGCTTCGTCGTCGCCATACGATCAAGCATCTCCGCCAGGAACTCGCCAGCGCTTTGAGCAAAGATCCTTACTCCCGAATTCGCGCCCAGCGCCGTTGCCTCCTTGCTGAGGCCGGTGAACTCCTTGAGCAGGTCCACGACGACGGTTGTGAGCGCGGTCGTGGCGGGCAGCGCCTGCGTAGCCGCGGCCGAGGCGTAGAGCGTGAGCTCGGCCTTTGCGCGGCCCAGCTGGTCGGCGTAGTTGTCGGCAGCCTGGATTTGCTCGTCGGTCAGAATCTTCTGCCGGCCGAGCTCGCCCAGCGTCTTCAGGAACGGGAGCAGATCGGCACCACTCTTGCCGAGAAGATCGACCGCGACCGCCGTCTTGCCAGCGCCATCCTTGAAGGTCGCCAGTTGCTGCGCCACGCGTTCGAGCTGCTCCTCCGGCGCCAGTTTCTTGAACTCGGCGATGGGGATGCCGAGCGCCTTCAGCGCGGCGCCGGCAGCCTTCGATTCATCGTCGACGCCGGTCAGGTTTTTGGTTAGCTTGACCGAGGCTGCGGCGATCGTGTTGATGTCGGTGCCGGCCACGCCAGCGGCGACCGCGAAGGACGCGAGGCCCTCCGCGCTGCCGCCAGTCTTCTCGGCGATGTCTTGGAACTGAGCGGCCTGTTCGATCAGCGCGGGGAAGGCCGAGGCGACTAAGTCAACGCCCTGCTTCAGGTATTGGCCTAAAGCCTCGCCAACGGCATAGCCCGCGACGCCGATGGCTTTCACCGATGCCTCGATCTTCTTCGCGCTCTTGTCGGCGGCCCGCTCCGCCTCCGTCATTCCGGCAACGAAACCGCCGATCTTCGCGACGAGATCGAGCGTTAACGTGCCAAGGGACTTGTTAGCCATGCTTCTTTCCCTGCTTGCCGGCAAGAATCGCCAGGATGTCTTGCGGCGTAGCTATCCGTTCTTCTTCGGGTTGTCGAGGCAGCCAGTCCTTCAACTCGGACTTACCTCCGGCAGCGCGGTCAACGCGCCAAGTAAGCAGGGCAAACGCACGCTCGGTCGCTTCGGAGCCGAGCGCGGGCAAGCCGTGCTTCTTGATGTACGCGCGCCACGTCAGCCACTCGTCGTAGCTGATGTTTCGCTTGGCTTCAGCAATCGTTCGGCCGCCGACTCCGCAAAGGACCAGATGAATCCAAAGCTCGTCGGCGGCTGTCAGTTTTTTGCGTCTGCCTTGCCGAGGCCGTTAACCTCGTTGACGGCCTTCACGAAGAGGGTGCCCAGCTCAGGGTCGAGTTGCAAAGCCTTGTCATACGGGATGACGGCTTTCCCCTTCTCGTCGCAGATCGAGTGCGCGATGTACTTGGACATCTTCGAACGATCCGTCTCGTTGCCGTAGATCACCTCGATCGCGCCAAAGGATTGCTTTCGGACGAAGATGTCGAACGTGTGCTCGACCTCCTTGCCGTCGACCTCGTGCTTCCAGGTGACTTGTTTCTTGACCGGCGTTTCGGAAACGAACGCGCCGGCTGCCATCAGGTCGGAGAACTGCATCTCAGACCTTCGGGATGAACGCTTGAGCGCCGGACACTTGGATGCCGACCGTCGACTGCACAACCGCGTTCAGCGCGAAGTTGAACGGGAAGCTGTTCATGAAGCCCTCGAAGGTGATCCACGAACGGGTCGTCGGCAGGTTGAAGTCTCCGGCCGTGTCGACGGTCGTCGGGGGGGCGGTGCCGTCCGACAGACCAACCGCCCATTTGAGCGTCAGGCCGGCCTGCTTGATCTCGTACAGCTTGATGTGGTTGGCGTCGGCCGGGTCGGTGTTGATGCCGAAGGAGGCGGCGCCAGGCGTGGCCAGGCCAGCGACGTACTCGCGTTCCGCGCTGTTCAGGCAGGTCGTTTCGATCTGGTCGATGGACGAGTCGATGCCGTCGATGGAAGTGACGCAACCGATGTCGATGAGGGATTCATCGCGCGGATCGATAGCGTATAGGTCGGTGCCTTGCGTTTTGAGGGACATGGAAAACTCCAGACGTAAAAAAGCCGCTATCGAAGCGGCGCGGGTTGAGAAAACATTCCGGTCATCCCGGTCTTGCGGACACAAAAAAGCCCGCACGCGGCGGGGCTCATGTGGTTCGGTTCGGTATCAGCGAGGCGTCCAGAAGTCGCACTGGAAGCCGAATCGGTTGTTTAGGGTCTCGGGATCGACGGATTCGCCGAGCCAGGACGTGATGTGTGCGACCGGTTCGATGGCATCGCGCAGCGCCGCGGCCACGGTTCGTGCCGAGTCCGCGCTGCTGGCGTAGACGTCGATCTGCAGCGTGAAACTGTCGATGTCCGGCGTGTCGCCTAGGTAGTTCTCCGGGCTGCCGAACACCCGCTGCCACACGGCATAGGGCTTGGCGACGTTCTGCGGCGCCAAGCCGAACTGATAGAACCGGATCGGGCCGGTGCTGGTCTTCAGCAGCGCAACAGCCGCAGAGCTCGCAGCGATGGCAGGAAAGATGGCCGGGTACATCGTCAGCCTTTCGCCTGGCGCTTCAGCGCGCGATCCAGAGCCTTGTCGTACTGCTCAAAGAAGACATCCACAACCTTCTGCAGGTTCGCATTGATGGCCGGCACGAAGAATGGGCGAGCCCTCATCTTCTCAGTGCCGAACTCGAGCAGACGCCAGTGCGGTGTGGGGCCGCCAGCGCCTTCATCGGTGTTGTCCTTGGGCAGTTTTGCACCGCCGCTCACGCCCACACGAAACCCGAGGTCGCCGGTGCTCTTGTTGAGCCGGCCGTTCCACTTCTCGGTGATGTTCTTCGCGATGGACCGGCCCGTCTCGCTGTCGTCAACGGTCTTCGCATTCTGGCGCGCGGCATCGCGGATCACCTGAGCCGCCTTGCGAAGCGCAAACCGACCGCCCTTCTTGGCCATGTCGTACTTGACGGATTGAATCTTGGCGATGACGGAATCCATCCCGTTCAGTGTCACCTTGACGTCGAAATCAGCCATGAGCGACCACCAGTTCATCATGCTCGGCGAACCAGTCCTTGGACCGGCGAGCGTTGCGGTAGTGCTTGAAGGTCGGAATTCCCGCGGTCCAGTGCAGCACCTTCGCGCCGGCATCGTCCTGGCCTTCGTCGATCAGGACATTCCACTCCGGCGACAGCGCGCCGATCTCCGCCCCTAGGAAGTGCTGAAACTGCAGCAGTTCAATAGGGTTGGCCAGCGCCATCATCTTCGGCGTTGCCGCGAACCAGGCCGAATGTTCGCAGTTCACGATCATCAGGCTGGCCCAGTTCTTCCGGTCGTAGTTGCTCTGCTCGCACTCCATCTCCGTGCCGATGTACTTGCGGGCGTGCTGGCTCATGTAGCCCGGATGCTTGACCACTTGGACCGCATAGGACGGATCGAACAACGAGTCGAGTTCCGACACATCGCCGAGCATCAGCATGTCGCAGGCGTCCGCGAAAATCGCGTGCCCCTTGAACCCGCTCAGATACGGAACCAGAAAGCGCGAAAGCGTGAAGGTGTTCGATCCCTGCGGCAGGCCCATCGCAGCGAGCGGAACGATGCTCACCGGCTTCGAAGCGCGCTTGATTACGCTTTGCGAGAAGACGTGGAACCCGATCGCTTCCCGAGGGTCGTAGCCGCAGAAGAGACGGATCATGGCTTCCTGCTCACAATCCGCATGTCGCGGTGCTTCCGTCCGCCGAGGTGCCACTGCGTCGGCTCTTCCTTGATGTCGACGAAGCCGTGTTCCTTCAGGAACGCGCTCAGCGTCTCCGGCGACCAGCCCCATTTGTGAATCATGTGCGGATTCTTCAAACGGTCATCGCCGAAGACACCCCACATTCCCTGCTGGTCAGGATGCTTGCCCGGCCGCGTGAACCCGTTGACGATGTTCGCGCAGCACTTGATGAGGTTCGGCAGCTCAAGGATCAGAACGCCTCCGGGTTTGAGCAGTCGCTTCCATTCCATGGCCAGATCGTCGCACTCCCAACGGTAGAAATGCTCGAACCCATGGATGCACATGATTTCATCCGCGCATCCGTTCGGCAGAGGAACGGACACGGCGTTGCACAGGATGTCCGGCACCGCGTCGCCGGTCGGCACGATGTCAATGTTCTTGTAGCCCGGCAGGATCTTCGTGCCGCAACAGACGTTAAGTCGCATCAATGATTCCCGTGATGAATTTCCAGCACTGAGCGGATTCGTCCGCCCGCCATTGCCA